CAAGATTCGTAACACCGGCGCTCTAGCATTGGGCAGCTGGCTTTATGCAGTGAATTTGCACGCCGTGCCCGACGATGATTCCATGGTCGTTGAGGCACTCCAGGCCAGCACCAAGGAGGGAGTCAATTCTAACTTGGAGTTCTTGCTATCTCAGACTAGCATCATGCGCTTCCCAGCACGCGATCTTGCTATCATCATGATCAAGAAGTTGCCACCCCGGCGTGATATCTCCGCCATCCTAGTGCGCCCCTCTTTTGCAGGCCGCTACATTGGTAAGTACATCATGCGTGCTCAAGAGGGTTTCCTCACCACCAACAAGGTCACCGACATCAAACCGGGGACTTTTGTGTGGGGGACTACTCCAACCCCCGTGTGGACGGGGACGTCTGAGACTCTCACGGTCTTTGGCGACTGTGGTGCACCTTTGGTTGCCCACACTCCTACTGGACCCGTCGTCCTGGGTATCCACGCCGCTGGCAACCCTGCCCAGTCGGTAGTGTGTACGCCCATCTTCAAGGAGGACGTGCTCGCAGCGCAAGCCCACTTCGGAGGGTACGCGATGCAATCGGGGGAGCCTATGCTCAACAGCCTCACGGCGCCCGAGCGAGCCCTTGTTCCAGTGGACAAGAAGAGCCCTCTGCGCTACTTTCGAGAAGGTAATGCCCACATCTATGGATCTTTAACTGGACCGCGAGCCAGACCGAAGTCCTGCGTTGTGCGCACAGCAATGGCCGATGCAGCTGAAGCGCGAGGCTACAAACAGAAGTTTGGCCCACCTGTTCTTTCAGGTTGGCTCCCCTGGCGCCTCGCGTACCAGGACATGCTCCAGATCCCCACGGCTTTCCGCACGGATATCCTCCAAGCGGCAACACGTAGCTTCACGCAGGACATCTTGTTGCTGTTGCACCCTGAAGACCTCGCAGAGGTCATGGTGTACGACGCGTTCACGGCGATCAATGGTGCCCCTGGCGTCGCCTACGTTGACAAGTTGCAGCGCAACACGAGTATGGGCTTCCCTTGGAACCGTTCCAAGAAGTACTATCTGACGGCGCTGCCGGCACAGCACGGGGTTCCTGACCCCGTGGCCCTCAGCCAGGAAGTGCTCGATCGTGCCCAAGTCATTGTAGACAAATATGAGCGATGTGAGCGCGCCATGCCAGTTTTCAAGGCCCACCTTAAGGACGAGCCCACTGCTTTCAAAAAGATTGCGGCGTGTAAGACTCGTCTCTTCGGTGGTGCGCCGGTAGACTGGGCACTTGTCGTCCGCATGTACTTGCTTTCCTTCATCCGCCTCGCTCAGAACAACCGCTTCATCTTTGAGTCCGCTCCTGGAACCGTCGCGCAGTCGTCTGAGTGGGGTGAGATTCGCTCGTATCTCACTCATTTTGGTACTGATCGCATTGTAGCAGGCGACTACAAAGCGTTCGACAAGTCCATGCCCCCAGAGTTCATTCTCGCAGCGTTTGAGATCATCATTGAGGTGTGTCGCGCGGCGGGATTTACGGAGCTACAACTGCAGGTCATTTGGGGAATTGGTACTGACACTGCCTACCCCTTGTACGACGTCAATGGTGACCTCGTGGAGTTCTTTGGGTCCGAGCCATCGGGCCACAACCTCACCGTGATCATTAATGGCCTCGTCAACTGTCTGTACATGCGCTACACCTACTTAGTCCTCAACCCTGAACACGAGTGCACTAGTTTCAAAGACAACGTGCACCTCATGACTTATGGAGACGACAACGTACTTGGCGTTTCACGCGCCGCGAGCTGGTTCAACCACACCGCCATTCAGGCCGTGCTGGCGGACCATGGCGTGACTTATACCATGGCAGACAAGGAGGCGGCTTCGGTCCCCTACATCAACATCCACGAGGTCTCCTTCCTCAAGCGCACGTGGCGCTATGATGAAGATATTAAGGACTACCTCTGCCCTCTCGAGCACGAGTCCATCGAGAAGATGCTCATCACGTGCGTCGCATCAAAGTCAGTCTCCCGCGAATACCAAGGCATCTCAGCCATCAGTAGCGCGGTGCAGGAGTACTTCTTTTACGGCAAGCGCACCTTCCTGGAGCGCAAGCAGATCTTGGAGGAGATCACGCACAATGCTGGCCTCACCGCGTTTATCGAGGACAGCACCTTCCCAACCTGGACGACGCTCGCCACGCGTTTTCTAGACTATGGAGCTCCGAAGCGCTGGAGTGACCAACTGTCTAAGGACAGAGCCCGGGTGCCACGGCCCCCCCGAGTGCCCGCGAGCACCAAAAGGCCCAGACAATTGTCGACCTCCCTAGAGGAGGAAGCGGAGGATGGCCCCGACGAGGCCTTCCTTCCTCAATCACTCGTTCAGAACATGATCAATGAGGACCTGGCGCGCTGTGGAATGCGCCAGCGCTGTGTCGAGCCCCGAGATGGCCCGACCCTTGCAGGAGGTACCTGCCACTCTCCCGCTGTGGCAAGCGTGGAGAGCGAATTTTTGCCACCAATCCCCAACCAAGGGGGCTTTGTCGCCCAGAGCGACGAGACGACTCCAGACATGTCCGGTGCTGACTCCGGCGTCACAGAGACAACCAACCAAACGGTAAGCTTCCTTGATGAAGGCATGTCCTACAACGTCGGCGCGGTCGCTGCGCATCCCAGCGTGGCCACTGCTGACGCTCTGACTGGCGTGGAGCTAGGCAGCTTCCTGAGCCGACCTGCACAGATCGCGACCTTCACGTGGAATGAGTCGGACGCCGTTGGCACCTCCCACACGTACAACGTCTGGCAACTGTTCTTCAACAACACCAACATCCAAAACAAGCTGGCCAACTACGCCTGGCTTCGGTGTGATCTTAAGGTCAAGGTCATGGTGAACGCTTCCCCATTCTACTATGGTGCGATGATCGCGAGCTACCAGCCGCTCCCGAACTTCACGCCTAGTACCATCACGAACGACACTGGTACGCGGTACTTCATTCCGTACTCCCAGCGCCCCCACGCATGGATCTACCCCCAGAACAACGAGGGTGCGGAGCTCACGCTTCCCTTCGTCTGGCCGAAGAATTGGCTTTCGACTCTGGTGAACCAGGATTTCATCGATATGGGGCAGTTGACGTTCCTTAACTACACTGCACTCGCAAGCGCTAATGGCGCCACGGGGGCTGGCGTGACAGTCACCATCTACGCTTGGGCAGAGAATGTTGTGTTGAGTGGACCCACTACGGGCATGCTCTTGCAATCAAAGGACGAGTACGGCAAAGGCCCTGTCAGCTCCGTGGCTTCAGCTATTGCAGCTGCCGCCCAGAGCCTGGCACGCATTCCCCTCATCCGTCCCTATGCCACTGCGACACAGATGGGGGCTTCTTCTATCGCGCGGGCCGCTTCCGCCCTTGGGTATTGCAACACGCCCGTCATTGAAGACACACGTCCAGTGCGTCCTAGTCCGTGCCCCGTCCTTGCTTCGGCAGAACAAGGGTACCCTCTCGACAAGTTGACACTTGACCCCAAAAACGAGCTGTCCATCGATCCTGCGCTGGTGGGTCTTGGCCCTGCAGACGAGCTGAACATATCCAGCCTCGTCGGCCGTGAATCGTACCTCACGACGACCACATGGTCTAGTACCAATGCGGTGGACACGCTGCTCTTCCAGAGTGCAGTAACTCCCGTCATGTTCGACATGGATGCGTCCACGCAAGCGAAACTTTATCTGACCCCCTCTGGTTGGGTCTCCCAGCTCTTTGAGTTTTGGCGAGGCGATATGATCTTCCGTTTCCGCTTCATTGCGACACAATTCCACCGCGGTCGCGTCCGCATTGTTTATGACCCTAGTGGTAGCTCGGCGCAAAACGTGTCTTCAGCGACAGCCACACAGGTCACGTGCTTCAACGAGGTCATTGATCTCACGAAGGACACCAATGTGGAGGTGCGAGTGCCCTATTCCCAGGCTCTGGCTTGGTGCAAGACGCTCAGGCCCACGACCACGTCGCAGATCCCCTGGACAACGAGCTCAACGGCCACGTTCAATCACGTCAGTGGCACCACCAATGGGCAGCTTGTCATGCGTGTCGTCACGGCCCTCACGGGTCCTCTCACGACCACGAGCGTCCCCGTTTTGATTTCAGTGCGTGCGGCAGAGAATCTCGAGTTCGGTGCGCCCCAGGACATTTTCCCACGCTATTCTCAGTTTGCCCCGCAGTCGCTCACGGAGTACGACGCCACAATGTCCAGCCAGGTGGTCACGGGAACGTCGTCGACGGATGACCCTCACCGTTTTCTGGTGAACCATGGTGAGGCAATCGTCACGCTGCGCCAGCTCCTACGCCGTAGCTCCTACTCGGTGAACTACAATGACACTCAGGGCCCGGCTAACAGTTTCAACTGGACACAGTACAACTTCCATCGTTTGCCGCGAGCGTATGGATTTGACCCCAATGGCATGAATACCGTCAAAGGCCTCATCACAACCGGCACAAACTACCAATTTAACATCGTCGGCAACCACCCCATTACGTGGGTGTCGATGTGCTTCGTTGGCACACGCGGCTCTGTAAACTGGACGGCTAACTGCGTGACCGGTTCGATCATTTCGTCTTCGACGCCAAGTTTCTCCATTGGGCGCTATTCGACACTGGCAACTTACCTGCTCACAGCCTTCGGCTCCCCTGGAACAGGGATCAGCACAGGTACTGTTGCCTTGTGGGCTCTGAAGGCTTTCCGCTACAACAGCGCAGCAGGACTTGCCCTCACGAACCCCACCACGTGCTCGATGCTCACAGCGGCCTGCCCAATGTACTCAGCGTACAAGTTCCAGACGACGGACAAGGGCAACATTTCTGCCGCGACCTCTCAGGATGACTCGCAGCTCAACTCCTTCGTCCTCAACGCCCGCAACTTCTGCGGCGGCAACAACGGCTTCGAACTGTACGCGGCCATCGGCACCGACTTCAACGTGCATCTCTTCCTCAATGTTCCCACCCTTTGGGTGTACACGGCGGACGCGACGCCACTTTAGTCGGCCCACATAAAAAACCTTAAAAACACATCGTCTAACAGATTGTGTGCATATTCCGGCATGGTCGGAAGGTTTCTTCACCGTTGAAGTTTTTAAAGCACCTTGTGCGTCATTTTCATACACTCTTAGTAGTTTTTCTTGGCGCACCCGCGCCAAGAATAGATCAATTTAGTCCTTTAAACTAGACAGGTCGAATTTTTAGCTTTGAGCAGTAATCATGACATTTTCGCAATGCTGCATAACCA